TGTTTCGTCAATACCAGGAGGTTGTAATACATCTACAGTATTGGCATACCTTTGAGAGGAATCTCCACTTGTTAAAGCACCCTTCTTTCTATGAAGCCACATAAAGAGCATATAGTAATCATTCTGTGTGCTATTAAAGAAATCAGTAGAAAAGGTTAAGTTGTATTTGTTTTCTATTTCTTCAATAATTCTATGTACTCTAATCGCTGGTTTTAGGTTGTTAAACTCAACACCAGTAACCCTTGCTGTTGTATAGAATAAATTCCCAACATTAGGAGTAACGTCTATTGAATCGTAAAACAACCTTTGTGTATGTGTGATTAATGGAACAATAAAGTCATTTGAAGAAGGGTCTCTCCTCATTCCATTATATATCATTGAAGAATTATATGTAGGAAAGTTTAACAACAATTCTCCAGAAGTTAAATTATTATCTAACTCTTCTATATCACTTAATTTATCTTCTCCTAAAAGGTCTTTTAATTGTATTGTATTTCCAAAGAAGGTAATCTTATAAGAATAAGGTTTATTATTCTTCATCTCTATACTATCAAGCTTAATCTTACCTTTCTTAAATGGAGCATAATTTAATGTTATTTCAGCACTCTTTTTCTTTCTAGCATCAAACCCACCTACAATGTCTGGGTTATAATAATGCACAAATACTTTATTATTCTCTTTAGAGGCTGGAACAGTAAACGTCTTTGTGAATTCTGTAAATACTTTAGCTATATCCCTTACATCCTTAATACTTTGAGTCATCTTTACAGACTCATCGTCAAAAAGTTCTATTTGCTGTCCTTCTATGTATAGTTGTAATACTTGCACTATCTTATGTTTTGTACTTTATCAAATGCGTATTCTGCTTCTATGGTGTAATTGAAAACCTTATCATTTATAGAAGTACGCTCTCTGAAGTTTGATGAGGTCACCTTAATTGGATACACTGTAGAATCTTTAGTCATCCATACTTTCTCCGACAACATCAATTCTTTTATCCATTCGTTGTAGTCCTCATTTACATTCCCAGTATTAAGTGTAATTCGTTCTTTACCTTGCTTATGAAATGTTTGTGCTTGATGTCTTGTAGTGGAGTAAGACAGCGTACTAAAGTCAATTAAGTTAGACTTATACTCTTCTTCTTTGGTTTTTATAGATTGTATATGTTTAGCTGTGAAGAATAAGTCTTGTAATGCGCCCCATCTATTATAAAATGTAACTTTTATTGAATCATACTTATTACAATCCATTTCCTCTATATGAATAGTATATACTTTAGTTTCTAAACCCATACCAGAAGGCTCTTTCCATAATTCAACTTTATTAAATTCTGTACCTACACTTATATAATAAATTTGGTCGCTTGTATTACTTGAATTAGATACCGTAGTTTGTGTGTCTGTAGTATCAGGTCTTATTAACTTAAAAAACCAACCACCATCATTACCATCTGTATTATCTACATTTACAGGTATACGTATTACCTTATCACTTGGTCTGTATATTGTAACTTCTGAATTAGAATCTTCAACTCTATCTGTAATAAATACAGGAGCATCTGTAATGTAATTAATACCTTCCTCAAATAAAGTATATCCATCAAAGGCTAATAGGTATGAAGTACTTACACTTCCTATTGGTGTGCCATCTGATTCGTATAATTGAGCATTTAACCTCACCCATACAGGCTCGTTATCATACGTGCCATCAAACTCGGTTTCTATGTAATCCCTTACAAGTTCACTCAATTCAAACACTAAATAATCATTTGTTCCTATTACATATTTTTTAAGAGAATAAACAGGAGCTGGAAATGAAGGTATTTGAATTTGATTTCCGGTATAAATAATAATGTCTAACTCGACATAATTAAGGTCTGCGTGACTATATTTCTTATAGTAAGGACTTCTTACTTTAATTCTTGTTGTTGGCATTATTAAATACTTTTTCTGTTGCTATTGTTATTTCTTCTCCAATTACTTCTATCATTTCTTCAGTAAGAGGTTTTTCATATTGCTTAAATACATAGTCTAATAAACCTGTTCCTCCACGAAACCTTAATATCGTACCCTTATCTCTTGCTATAGACCTTGATATGGCAAATGCTAAATCTTTAGGCTTTTTATATTTACTTGATGTAATTCCTCTTAACTTAATCCATTCTTCCAATGCTCTTGGACTTGGAAGACCTCTATCAGTCTTATTCTTGTAATCAGAAGGTTTAGTACCTGTATCAATACGCAAAACATAGCTATTACCAAATATATTCAACGAGTTAGAAGTCACATTAAAACCTAAACTCCTTATCGCTTCACCGCTAACATTAGTGCCATCATCAGTAAGTTTCTGCTTATAGCCTTTTACTAATATCTCTCCGTATTTATTAAATATGTTTTGAATCTGTTTTACTAACATACAGACAAATCATTAGGAACAGTTATTGTTAATTCTATAGCCCATCCAGCAAGTTCATTCTCAAACCTATCTTGGAAAGGTTCACATTGCACTTCGTCATCTAATTGGAATTTATCTCTATATAAATCACCTCTTCTTAAATGGCTAATCAAATCATTTGCAATCTGAAGTTGTGTATTGTACACATCTATCAAATTAGTTGTATCTTCTCTGCTACCTTTATCAGTACCATCATAGTCCTTTTTATAATCAACAATATCCAGGAATAATAAAGACAATCTTATTTGTATAGTATTATTGTTTATAGTAGCGTTATTCATTAAGAAGTGGGTTAATGGAAACATTGTAGTCTTATTTAAATCCACTTCAGTAATATCACCAAATGTTACAGCGTTAACAATAGGGTGGTCTCGTAAATGTTGCTTTACTTTTCGTATGATGTCATATACACTTGTCATTTATATGCTTCTTTTATTCGTTTTGCTTCTAATTCGTTTTTCTCTTTCTCAAAGGATAGCCAGTTTAAGCAGCTGTGTAGCCCAGTTTTGGTAACTTGTTCAAATTTGAGTACATCTCCTCCAGCGATAGCATAAACTGATTGATACCAACCCCATTTTTCTCCAAAAACTTGCTCTCTACTTTTGATAACTGGTCTTTCGTCATCTCTTGGAATGAAGAGTTCATCGTATGTCTCGACAATTTCATCCCTAAACGATAAAAAAAAACCATAGCTCCAAGTGCAACGCTTACTGGCATATGCTTCATAAAGTGAGCATACTTCTTACTGCCCTCGTATTCTTCTATGTCATATAGCTCTTTTGTTTGAGCAGTAATCGGTCTAAACAATACCGACATTGCTTTATGCATATTCTTCCAATCACTTATATAGTTTTCTAAATCTATATACTCACCAAAAGAGATATTCTGTAGGTCTGGGATCATACCAAACTCTACTTCTTCTCCATTGCTTCCTCTGAACCAAAATCGCTTTATAAGTGGAGTCTCTTCATTTAAGCATCCATACACTTTATTGATTATATCATCAAAGCTGTGTAAGGGCAATTTATAACTCTCCTTTAATTGTAATCCACAGAAAATCTCTAATGTCTTTAAACTAATAAAATCATTATTCTCCGGATTATCTAAATCAGCCTTATTGATTACATCAACATACTTTTGATACTCTTCAAGAGTAATATCACTCAACCCCTCTGGAACACTAATCTTTAATTGAATCTCCATATTAGGATAACTACTTCTATAGATATTTGTACCATCATTATTTAGAATCATTCTAAATTCTATAAAAGAGGTCTAAAAGGGTGAACAGATGAACTATGTTTTAGTTATCTTTATATAGCGAGGATAGCTTTATAGTCCTAAACTTGTATCATAACTGTTAGATACTTGGTTCAGCTACCTTAAGTCTTTGTAGTAATTGCATCTGTTATCCTTTATAGCTTTCGTATGACCCCCATCAGATATTCAACCTACCAAGCATTTCTTTTTTATTTAAAGCTATAGGAGGGGGTCTAACACTCCATAGCATACTAACGATTTAACTTCATTACAGCCGGACTCCAAAGGAAGGCTGTGAATGACGAGCAGTATATGATAAGTTAACATCAACGATTAGTAAGACAGAAAATGATAGAGCATATCACTAATAAACTTTTTAGAGTGTTTAAGGGGAGGTGTATTTATTCTACTCTCTTACCAAAATTTAGTAATTTTTCTAGGTCAGATAATGGATTTTACTTCTAAAGTTTTGACCCACCCCCTACCCTGCTCGTTAACCTTGCTCTTCGCTTTTGGCTCCGGCAAGTTAGTGGGTCAGCACGATCACCAGAAGTGCATTGCACAACTGCACAACTTCACAGTTTCAATGAATTCATTAGAGTGGGTAACTCACACACACCCGTATTAGATTTACGTTAACCTTACAAGATACGCATAAATATTGATATATGCAAATAAAATGATGATAAAATTGTGTTAAAATTTGACTCTGCCATATCTCAAACCCTTACCATATTTAAATCTCAAACAGTTAATTAATTACAGGGTACAAAAAAAGCCCTAATTAAAGGGCTGTAATAAACTAAAAATCTAAATGAATGTACTAGTACTTTAAACTATAAATTTCGACGTTAGAAGCTATATCATAGCTTAAGCGTTCAAATATTAAACGATCTAAATTTTTATCATCTTTGCTAAAATATAGACGATCTTTAATAATTACCAAATAATCTTTGTTAGATCGTTCTATCTTAAGCCATTGTTTAATACTTAAGCTTCTATTGTTTAGTTCATCTTTGCTTTTAATTTTATGGCTAGGTATTTTTCTAAATGTATACATAGTTTTATTTATTTAATATTGTTACTTCTGTTTTAATTACAAAGTTGCTGGTATCCTTTTTTGCTTCACCTTTGGCTTTAAGTCCTAAAACAACACCGTTGTAATACAACATCTCATTGTCTGACTTGTCACCGTCAACGACTTTAAAATCTTTGTAGGTAGTAGGTAAATAGCCACTAAAAACGGCTGCAATATTAATGCCCTGGTTTAAAGCTTCAATGCATTGTTCTTCATTATCTTCCGAACGGCTAAAGGTTACTACATAGCTAGAATGGTTTTTATATCTTATTGCACGTTGTAACACTTTCGTGTAATCATAAAATTGTAGCCTTGTTAAATCATTAATATCTAAATTGCTATACTTTTTTAATAGGTACACAAAGTCAACATCAGTAGTACCGTTTAAACGTATTAAGGTGGTTTCTTTCGCAAGTCTATTAATTTTTACAAGTTCTGCAGCCAATTGCCATATAAAAGCTTTTTTATTACCAACGAAATAATTTGCTTTATTAATACGGGCGCTCATAACGTTTGAAAATTTACCACGTCCAGCTGACCACAGACAGGCAGCTGCACAGCCTTTTGAAGCGTGAGTGCATAAATTTATACCTTTGTAATTTTGTGTATATGGTGCCATATATAAAATGTATGTAGGATAAGCATTTTTTGCCGTTTTAGCGTTATTCGATCCTTTGCTTAATAATTGTTTAGGTACTTTGTAATTACCTGGCATTGTTTCTTTGTTTTTCATTTTAGTATTATTTAATAGATATCTTTAATGTTGTGAGTATAACCCACTTTAAAATACTTGTTATTATTTAAGTCGTTGTATAATTGCCTATAAACTTTTGTAAGTTCAGGGCGCTTGCAAAATTTTTGTGCTATAATTTTGGGCTTTTGATCTCTTATTGTTTGAGCAAAAAAATAAGTCAGATACATATTAATAAAGTATTAAAGTTAAAATATACCCGGTTACAACATAAGCAAGAGTGCAACCACAAATAAAAGCTATTAAAAAATAAGCTAGATCTAAAATAGTTTGTTTTTTCATAATTGAAATAATTAAGTATTAATGAATAATTGAATTACAATAATACACAAAAAAACACAAAAAACACAAAAAAAGTATAAAAATGTGAAAAAATGTATCTATTTAGAATGAGTCTAAATAAGGCTTATGGTTACTTGCAATTTGCCATAAAACCAGGAGAGAAAAAGAAATACCCCCTACTATGTTAAAGAGGGGGTACTATGTTAAAGAGGGAGATCTGACCCGTACTATGTTAAAGACCGTACTATATTAAAGAGGAAGTGAAACGGACTAGATATTTTCCTGACATATTAAAGAGGAATATTTTTTCAGCTCAAGTCAAATTCTTCCTCCTCTTTACAACATTCGCAGAGTTCTTCTCCGTTATATGTTGTGGCTTCACATTTGAAGCATTCTCCGTGATCCTCTGTCCAGGGATTGCCATAATCTAAATAACTCATATTTTTTTATTTGCTATATCTGAAATAATATTAATATCAGCATCAGATATTTTTTTTAATTGTTTTTTGTTTAACCTATCAAGAAAATATTTCTCTAACCCTATTTCTTGTTTTGAAGTAACACTTTTTACGTTTTTATATTGCACTCTAATTGCATCAATAAAATCATCAGTCAAATTAAAAGCCATATAATTATCATTTTAAATTAAATATTTCTACTAAACTACTCTCAATATCTGGGAATTTTTCAATCAAGTATCTTTGCCAATTATTTGTAAAATACAAATCATCTTCAACCTTAATCAAGTATTTCTTTTGACTTGCGTATATCCTAGCAGAGTCTTTAATAGTTAATTTACTTCTGTTTAATTGTTTTAAATCTTTAATCATTGTTATCTATTTTATTAAATTCATACTTATCTATTAACTGCTCTAGTTGATCCTCTGTAAATTTTATAAAAGAATCCTTGTAGGTGTGGAGGTAAGTTCCTCCTCCAAGACCATCATTCCATATAGAAACATCTTTTATATTAGTTTTACACTCATAACCCAAACCTCTGCGAGTTTGGAAATATCTAACGTTTGTTACTCGTAATTCCATAATAATTTATTTTAATGTTACTCTAATATCTGTATCTCCTCTAACTTCAGATATACACTCTACTTTATATATACCTGAATGCACACTATTGCATAGTTTTTCAATTTGCTCAACATCATCTTCAGCCTCCCAATTTTGACCAAACAAATTGACCGCAAGACCATCTAAATTATTCTCACCAACAAAGTCGTAAGTACTCATATACCATCCTGTTTTTATTTGATTTAAATCCCTTTCGAGAAGAGGTCTACGAATATTTCTAAATGGATCGTTTTTAGATTTAATTTCATTAGAATTTTTAATTTCAGACTGAATAAAATTACCTTCAGCTTTTAATAACAAAGTAGCACCTTGCAGTTGAGCAATAGAGTTTCCGTAAGCTATAATATTTCTTACACCCTCACATTTTTGCATTCTTGACTGATAAACTTCAATAAGAGTATCAATTGTGTTAATACTTGTTTCATAATCCTTGAGAGTTTGCTTCTCGAAATAGTGATCGTAATTCATAATTACATTTTTAATAGTTAAACTTGAGAACAAACATAAAACAAAAAATTCGGTTTTTAACCCAAAAAACACACTTTAACAAAATTTTAACATTTGCCAAGGATCTAGCCAATTTACCTCCAAAAATCAGAAAATAGACCCGTACTATGTTAAAGAGTACCCCTACTATGTTAAAGAGGAAGAATGCCCCTATTACGTTAAAGAGGGAATGTCCAGATGTCCAGATGTCCACTCTGTTAAAGAGGAAACAAAAAAAAGAGAGCCAGTTACTTTAATTCGCTGACTCTCGGTAGATAAAGAGGGGTGTAATGCTCGACGTGTAAATATACAAAAAAAGTTTATCTTATCACATATCTTCCTAAAGATTTTCCTCTAACTAAATATTCTAATCCATAGCGCATTGCATCCAAGAAGTGATTGTACTTATCTATAGGTTTACTACCTCTCTCTGCCCAAGTATAATTGTTAAGCTCTCTGATGATTTGATTTGAACCCTTGTCCACTACAATGTCAAAATCTTGCATTAAGGCTATACCAGATAATATAGAACCCTTCTTCTTAATAGCCCCTCTGATGTTTAAGTTGTGAGGGTCTTTCTTCAATTCCTCTATCAATCTCGGCTCACTACTATCTGCAATAATCAAATCTACTCCACAGAACTGCTTATTCTTAAATGCAATCTCTGATGTAGTTAAGTTTGGTCTACCATAACATTCCCTCACCCATAACGTCTTACTCTCGTTATCTATGCTTATTTGAGCCAAAGTTGTCAAGTCCTTACTAAATCCCCAGTCTTGGCAAAAAACAGTCATATCTCGCTCTTCATATGTTCCTACCTTCCATCTCTTATAAATAACTCCTTCTGCCTTTGCTAACCAAGTTCCTAGTATCTGATGCTCATACTTGTCTGGTCGCTTTCGCTTCATATCATCAATTTGCTCCAAGAACGATTTCGATAAGTTCTCCTTATTGTCTCTATAGTCAGAATGTATATAGGATACATCTCCCTCTACTCCATTGTAGTGTGGAGGTACAGCTGCCATCTCAAAGAACCTGTGGTATATCCAATGCTCCTTACTCGTAGGATTCAATATCAATATACACCTATTCTGTTTGTTCTGTGTTCTTACCGAAAAGTCTATCTTCATAAAAGTATCCTCGTCCGTAAGCTCTTCTGCTTCATCCAAGACAAACGTTGTAACACCATTTAAAGACTTCAGAGCAGCTGTTTGATTACCACTTGATGTTCTAACACCTTTAAACATTATACTGCTCATAGTCGTTAGATTTATAATCTCATCTTTAGTAATTCTGAAGTCTGGTTGTACACCCATCAATTCTATCTTCTCAATAAATTCTGGGATAATAGAGTTGGCTGCTGAAATCATCGTATAACGAGTAAACAATATCTTATGCCCTTCCTCGTAAGTAAGGTTCAATAGCATCACCGCAACTCCAAAAGACTTTCCACTACCTCTACCTCCAGTAACTACAAAGTACCTACTCTTATCAGTAAAGAGTGGTTGGTATTTAGGATTCAGATTTATCTTCGCTGCTTTCATCTATTTCTTCTGATTCTATATCTATTATAGTTTCCTCTTCAGCTTTAGGTAACTCTCCAAAGAAATTAATTACAGGGGCATTACTCACCTTTCTATTATCTTCAGTATTGTCTCCAGACTTACCATAAGCATACTCCAATAATAGTTTCATATGTTGGAAACTGTCTTTAGATTGCTCCGCAAGAACTTCTAATGCTTCTTGCTCACTTCCAAAGACTTTCTTTATAGCCTTTACACTATAATCTTTGATCCTATTTTTCTTTGCAGTATTCATCTTTGCCGGAACACTTGTTGCTTGACCCTTTATCTTAACTTTCTTGGGAAGTCTCTTATTGTACTTCCTACCATCTGTAGGTTTAATTTCATCACTTTTCTTTGCCATTATTGATTTGGTATGTTTTAATCCAAGCTCTAGTCAATTCATCTGCTATATCCTCATTGGTGTAATCCCAACCAGAACTCTTTGTTCTATCTCCTTGCTCGGCTGTTATGCGATATAAATTCTTCTCTTTCCATACTCCATTTACCTCCTCCGCATATCGCTCTGCATATATCCTTATGTTTCTTCCTAAACACCATTTCATTTCTTCATAAGGACAATCCAATACTCCTTTTTTAGGTTTACGCTTTGGCTTCGGCATAAGCTCCTCGCTGTGCTTTTATCACCTTTGCTGTCAATTCAATCTTCTCATACAACTGATTGCGCTCCTCTAATGAAAGACCATCCGCCAAAACATTAAATCTTAAGTTATCTCTCTTGAGTTGAATTATCTTTTCATCTCTAACCTTTATTGCATCTTGCAAATCCTTAATTGTATTCTTTCGCTCTTCTAAATCATCATCACTATAATCTTCATTAATCAACACTTGCATACAATCATATAAATATTTGTACTTATACTCCTTAATAGCAAAAGGAAAAATAGTATTGACATTATGTAATACGGTAGCGTGGTCTCTTTTTATAGCCCTACCTATCTTACTATAATTATACTGGTCTCCATCTTCTCTTATCTCTCTTGCAAGTTTGCAATACAATGCCCTTGCATAAGTAACCTCTCTCTTCTTATTTCTTTTTCTAATGTTGAATCCGGTTTCACTCTCCACTAGATCCACTAACATCTCCAATTTGCTTTTCATAAATTTCTGTTACTACGTCTTTAAATATTAAATTACTTACTCTCTTATGCTCCTCAAAGGATAGAGATTGCTCCAACTCCGTTTCTACTAATTTAGTAGCATTCTCGAACCGATCAGCTACACACTTGTCTATGAAAGTTATAGCCTTATGTATACCATCACATATTAAATAGTTCTCTGTTTGCTCAAAGTGATTCAACAACTCTTCATAAATACTTAAGTCATTATGTGTTAACCACAACTGAAGTGTTGAAATGTAAAAAAAATCAACAACATCTTTCCCTTCTAAATCTTGCTTATAAAATTCCTCTGTGAACATAGTTTCGTATTAAAGAGTCACTCTCCGGAGTGTCTATCCATTTGTTATATATCTCTATCGATTCATATAAATCAACCTCCCCTTGACCCAAAAACTCATATCCAGCCTCATAAATTGCAATGTCTTTAGTCTGCTTATTAACTACTAAAAACACAAAGTCAGAAGCATCAAAGAGTTTCATATACAAGGCAGCTTGTAATCCATAGTTATACTTCCTTGCAGAATACCTAAAGTTCTTTACATCATCACTTGTAGTCTTTAAGTCTATAACCATACTGCCATTTGTTGTCAAAGCATCAGCCTTTCCTCTAAATGCTCTACCTTCTATCATCTTTACCGCTGGTACTTCAAACATACATTCAGACAATAGAAACGAGGCTTCAGAATTCTTTAACACCGCATCAGCAACATACATTGCATTATCGTAATCAGACTTCTTGTAGACAATATCTTCACCATTATTCAATACCGCTTCTTTATAATCCCTACTCGCAACAGACTTTGCATCTACCACAACAAGACCATCTAAACGATTAGGCTCTAATACCGCCAAGTGAATTAATCGACCTTGCTTTAGAGCAGCAGAGGAATCAGAACCTCTTAAGGATTGTCTATAAGCATTAGGACTCTCCAATAACTTCTTACAAGCAGAAGAACTCAAGGCATTCTTTCCTAAATGCCCATAGTAAAACTCATCATCCAACATTTCAGACAACAAGTCTACTCTATTCCACTCTTCACCATTAAGTAACTTAATCATATTTTCTATCCCTCCATAAATTATAACATACTGCTATACGCTGACCCTCTTGTGGAAACTCCTGCAGAATGTTTGGATCTATAACACAACGTGACATAAAATCACTTTGCTTTTCTCCGAGCTTTGGTTTTGGTAATGGCATACTAAAATATAATTTGCATTATTAAATAAGATGCCCCAAACCCTAATATACATCCAAAACATACAGCTGCGGATAACTCTATTGGTATTTCATTCTTTGGAGTGATTCTTACTCCATTAATAACTTCTTCAGTTTCTTTCATAATATTCTTCTTTAGTTATAAATTTTTCACACATTCCTCCCTTGTAAGGTACAGTATCTAAATTACCACTTGTATACTTTACATAATAAGAAAAACATCTCTCTTTAAGTGGACAATTAGTTCCCTTACATTTTAGAATCATTCATTTCTTTTTTCAATCGTTCTATATATAATGTTGCATCCATAAGCTCTTCTTGGAGGTGTTCTAACCATTCTAAAGTGCTTAATGGATTATCAGATAAAGTCGTGCCATATTTATCTATTCCTTTACTAGAACGCTTCCTATAGCTTTCTATTACACGCTCTACTGTTGGGTCAAAATATTTCATTGTCTAAACGCTCAATTAAATATCTTAAATCCTCTTTGTCAAACCTACCTTCGATTTTCTCATTGTAGGTAGATAGTGTAAGGTCGTACTTATCTCCCTTCGTACCTTCCACGTTTTTAATGTTTACATCTATTTTCATATTCCTAATTTATAACAAAATGTTGATAACTCAAAGAAGTCGTTTAAATATTTGTTTTCTATCTCATAGGTATCTGCCTTGAGAATAAGGCTAGAACCATCTGAACGTCTTCTCGACTCTCCCTTCTTATACTTGTCTCCTCTATCAAAAAGCTGTTCTTTGGTAACCCATCCACATATCGTAAGTACATTTGTAACTCTGTTTAAGGAACAGAATACATACACATCACAATCAAAATGCTCTTGGAGGGCTATGAAGTTATTTACATAGTAAGGCTTTGGGTATACATTCCTACTCATTGTCTTGACATCTATCTTAACTCCTCCTAACTCTAAATCATATCCACCATCATACCCTTCAGAGAATAAAGGCTTAAAGTTAAATGCTTGTTTCACCATTGCTTCTCCTATAAGACCTGTAAGCTGGTCTTCTTTGCTTCCATCAGCAATACCTCTTTGAGCAATAGAGTGTCCCTCTAAAAAGTCAGAACACTCCATCACTAAATCCATATCAACATCAAGGTGAATAAAGTTATCATTGATAACGCTCATAGTATCCCTTCAACTTGTTATAGACAGCTATTCTACAAGAACCGCAATTTGTTATTTTTTTATTTCTATTGAAGACTCTATTATATATTCTAAACACAGTCTCTTGTGTAGGCTTGTCAAATCCAGTTCCTTTTCTATTAAAGATTTCTGTAAGCTCACTATACTCTTCTTCCGTAAAACACTCTGCATTCTTATAAGGAATCAGCTGGTTAAGTCGTTCTTTTCGCTCATCACAACCGCAATCTTCTCCCGCAATGAATTCAACAACTTTCTTAATTCCCGTAGCTTCAGTAATCTTCTCAATGCTATCTCCCAAGCCACTTGGTGAGGCATCTTTGTTCGCCCTCCATTCTTTATACTCTTTAGTACGCTTATCCAAGTTTTCATAATATTCTTGTTCTTTTTCCATATCTATTTATTTTCTGTTTGTATTCTATCTATTTCTTTATCTAACATTACCTTAAAGTTCTCAAACTTCCTAACATAAATTGTTTGCACATTAGCAAAAAAAACAGAGTCTTCATCTGTAACATCCATTTTAGCAATCTGATTTTTAAGCCTTATATCTAATTGGTCTATAGCATCAATCATACAACAACTAGCGTGTGTAGCTAAATCTAAATCAATATTCATTTGAACTATTCTTTCTTTTTCCATATCTGTTATTTAAAAATATTTAATACATTTTTTGACTTATTAATCCAATACCTTTCTTTTTTAATATCTCTATCTAATATCATAATAAACACCTTCTCATTTCTTTTTATTGCTAAATCTATTCTATTCTGTAGATTTTCTTGTGAGTTTGACCTTCGGCAAAAATGGTCTCTAAATCTTTCATAAAGTCTACTGCTTCTGCCTATATATCTTGATTGATCTCTTGGAAATAAAATTTCATAAACACCTTTATCCGACTCTTTATTTTTAGGTATAGGATTATTAATTAATTCTAAATCAACCTTTGAATCCAAAAGCAATGTGTGATAATTACAAATCATCCATCTTTTGTTATATTGTTCTAAACTCACACCTGTTAAATTAAAATTCTACAATATCACTTATATATATTGGAGTCATTTCTCCAACATATGCTCCTATTATATTATATTCCATAAATTCAAGTGCCTCCTCAAAACTCATACCGTCTCTATTCATAAGAATCTTCATTATTCTTTCTGCACTATAAACTAATCTTCCACTAAAATACTCTTCTCCTATAATGGCTTTATCAAATCCATCTGCTTTTAAAGGTTCACTCATATCAAATTATAATCTCCGTTTTTAAAGTCCTCCCAATCTTCGCTAAACTTCTCCTTCAATATACGCTTATTCTCACGCATACTATTGAAGATACTCGTTAGGCTAATACCAGATCCACTTGCTATATCTCTTAAACTGTAATCCGATTTTAAATACTTTTCAGAGAGTATCCTATCATACTTATGCCAAGTATTCATCTCGTTATCTACCTTCATCATAAGCCTATCAAAAGCAATCTCCATTGCCTCTTCCCTGATAAACGCTATATCCTCATCCACCACAATTTCATCTTCTCTGATTTCCAAGAAGGTGTATCTATTGGATGCCTTCTTATAAGTCATAAACATATTCTTTAAAGTCACATAGACAAAGAATCTATTGACCTCATCGTTTTTATACATTATCTTCTTTTCGTCCTTGACATATTTATGCAACCTTAAGTACATAGACTGCACTATGTCTTCCGCTACATAAACCCTACACCCCATATCTATCAACATCTTAATCCACATCTTATGGTTCTTCGCTAATAATTCAAGCATTCTATATTCATTATTATTCTTGACTTATCACCATAAATCTTCTCTACATTATCCATCTTGCAGATGTTCTGGTCTTGCTCCCATACAACTCCTTCTAGTGCATCAAATAATGCTTTGTTAAGATTATCGTGTAAGTCTGGTTTGGTTGTTTTATATTTTGTGTGAAGTCTCTTAACTTTACTCATACTTTTAGGATACTCAAATACATAATGCAACTTGGTAATTGCTATTGGAGTACCTGCTGGTATAATGCAGAAATGGTCAGAGAGTTGCTCCCTAACCATTGTTTGAATAGTCTGCTTATAATCCTTTATCTTTTTCGGCTGATAGGTAAATCCCCTTTTAGTTACCCGAACAGATTGATGTGGTACTGCTTGTATATTTAAGTCTAATTTTATCATCCTAAATGTTCTGTTTTTTTTATAATCTTATCTTTAATATATTCTCCTAATATATACCTTTTGTTTTGTCCTTTAGGATAATCTTTTACTTGATATTTCAAATTATTTCTTGCTATTTTCTTGAATCTCTTACTACCGCAGAAGTAAATGTACCTATGTTTAGAAGTTCTTATTTTTCTAAATTGTTCTATCGCATTTTTATCATAATGTCTGGAATGCTTACCATTTGGCACATACTTATCAGTCCTTTCTTTTGTAGCACCAGTATAAATAAAATTAGTTGCTTGATAAATATAGCCATTATGATTTGCTCCAGTATCTGCATAAGAAACTATTATAAAATCACCTAAACTATTTAAACACATAGAAACGAATTTAGATAACATTATATCTTTTAAGCCATCAGTACAAAGCCTATTAAGTTCTAATACTTTTGAACTAAAATCCTTACCACAAACACCTATACACAACTGATTAGAAGCGGGTTTACCAAAAGTACAAACTGCAACAATATTTCCTTTTTGATAATATCCAAATGCATACATTATATTTGGTATTCTACCAGAATAATGTCGAGGCAAAAGAAAATCTTTAGCATCTTTATATTTTATTTTACTAAAACCGTTTTCTATAAATAAGTTCATATCATCCTAAAAAGTCTTCTATTTCACC